TCATGGCTGACATTGAAATCTTTAACGATGACGCGTTTTCGGTCTCTTCGCTGACCGCCGCCATCAACGACCAGGAATACCTGCCAGGCCGCATCAGCAGCCTCGGCCTGTTTCAGGAGGAGGGCATCACCACCCTGACGGTGCAGATTGAAAAGGACGGCGACACCCTGGCACTGGTACCGGCCGGCGAGCGCGGCACCTCTGGTCTGGTGGTCAGCGGCACCAAGCGCAACCTGATCCCGTTCAACACCGTGCACCTGCCACAGCGCTTTGCGATCAAGGCTGATGAGATTCAGGGGATCCGCGCTTTCGGTACGCGTTCCGAGTTGCAGGCGGTGCAGGACGTGGTCAACAAACGCCTGGCCAAAGCGCGTCGACAGCTCGATGCCACGCACGAGTTCCAGCGCATGGGGGCACTCAATGGCCAGATCCTGGATGCCGACGGGTCGACGGTCCTCTTGGACATCTACAAAACCTTTGGCGTGACGCGCAAGAAAATGTCCATGGGCCTCAGCAGTCCCGATACGGAGCTGCGGGTTAAATGCGGCGAGGCGTTGGACCTGCAGGAGGATGCACTGGGCAGTGTCACCAGCAGCGGGTCGCGGGCACTCTGCGGCAAGAATTTCTGGAACAAGCTGATCGTCCACAAGTCGGTCAAAGAAACGTTCCTCAACAGCCAGCAGGCGGCAGCATTGCGCGGTGATGCCCGCGAAAGTTTTGAGTTTGGCGGCATCGTCTGGGAGCGCTATCGCGGCAAGATTGCGGGCGTCACTTTCATCCATGACGACAAGGCCCTGTTGATTCCTGAAGGCGTGCCGGACCTGTACATCTCGGTGTTTGCCCCGGCGGATTACATGGAAACGGTCAACACCGAAGGTGTGCCGTATTACAGCAAGATCGAACCGATGCCGTTCAACAAAGGCATGGCCGGTGAAGCCCAGTCCAACCCCTTGCACCTGTGCACTCGACCGTTGGCGCAGATCCTGTTGGAGCTCTGACCATGGGCTTTCGCGATCTGATCGCCGAGGTCGACGCGGTGGTGTTCGAGACCCTGGGCGACATCGCGCGGATCGAAGGCCGTGAAAAGCCAGTGCTGGGTATGTTCTCTGCGCCCTGGCTGCAGCCGAAGATCGGCAAGCTCAATACCGGCCTGCGCGAGCCTCGGTTCGAGATTCGCGTTAGCGACTCGCACGGACTGGAGCAAGGTTTGCTGATCACCATCGAACTGCCTGAGTTGGACGGTGGCGGCGAATACGACCTGCTGCAGCTGGAGCCCAGCGGTGACGGTCTGGTCGCCCTGATCCTGAGGATGCGCGCATGAGTGTCGGCAGCTACTTCAAGCCGTCAGCCGGTGGCGGGATGCTCTCTATCCAGTCCTCGGCTACGGATCTGAAAGCATTCCAAGACTTCGCCAAGCTGGTACCGAAAGCAGCCGCTGCAGCGCACCGTCGAGCGATCAATAAGACGTTGGGTTGGCTGCGCACGCACATTGCCCGAGCAGTCAGCCGGCAAGAACGCATCGCCGTCGCGGCGGTGCGTCAGCGTTTGCGCAGTTACCCGGTGTCCGGGGGAGCTACGAGTGGCAAGTTGTGGTTTGGTCTCAACGCGATCGAGTCCAGCCGGATCGGGCGAGCACGGCAGTCCGGCAACGGCGTGTCGGTGGCCGGGCGACGGTATCAAGGGGCCTTCCTCAAGAAGGTCTATGGCAACAAACCCGACATCTGGATCCGCACCGCAAGCAAGCACTTCAACGCGGACGACTATCCCGACAGCACCGTGTCGGGAAGTGGTGGTGCCAGTTCGGGTTGGGTCGCGGAAAACGGCGATCGCTTTCCGCTGGCCAAGGCCAAGGTGTCGCTGGAGCAAGCACGCCCGCACTTCGACACCTGGGTCAAACGGGCCGATGCGCGTCTGCTGGAGATCCTGCAACAAGAGCTCAACTTTGAGCTGCAGAAATACCTGAAGGGGACGGCCCATGCCTGACGAATCTTTTAGCCTGGACCAGCTTTATCAGGCGATCGAGCTGCACCTGGCGAGCAATCTGTCCGGCATCAAAGCGGTAACGGCGTGGCCCAACATCAAGGACCGCATCGCATTGCCGGTGGTGTTCATTGAAATGGCGGAGATGGAGCCGGGGGTTGATATCGGTACTGGCGAGACCAGCCTGATTTGCCGGTTCGAAGCGCGGATCATCGTTGATCCGATCCGCCCGAAGCACTGCCAACAGGCCGCGCACCTGGCGGCGCAACTGGCCGTGTTGCTTCGCCTGCAAACCTGGGGCTTGGCGGTAGAGCCCGCTGAGTTCGTTCAGGCCACACAGGACTGGACCAAGCCGGAGCTCGACGGCTACGTGGTCTGGCTCGTCGAGTGGACCCACCAGATTTATCTGGGCGTTGAGGAATGGCCGTGGCCAGACGAACCGCCGGGTACGCTGATGGTTGGCACCAATGACGATGCCAAAGAGGATTTTGTTGCGCCGGAGGATCTGTGAGTTACGCCACTGCGGAACATGACCGCATGATCGCCGCCATGCTGATGCCGTGCGTGGTGGTCGGTGTGGATCTGGCGGCGGCGATGGTCCGTGTCTCCAATGGCGAATGGACCAGCGCCTGGGTGCGCTGGCACAGCCTCGCAGCCGGCAAGGCGCGACACTGGCGCGCACCGAGTCTGGGCGAGCAAGGCGTGTTGTTCAATCCCAGCGGGCAGGCCGGCATGGGCACCTTTATCCCGGGGTTGTACGGCAATGCCGGCGCCCAGCCGGACAACCGCGATCATGTGGAAGTCTGGCGCTTTGATGATGGGGGCTCGCTGATCTACGACTGGCAGGCCAAGACCTACACCATCACGCTGCCCACCGGGACAGTGACGATCAAGGTCGGCAGCACCGAAGTCGCCGTGACGGATAACGCCGTGACGGTGAAGGTTGGCGGCACCGAGGCCGCGTTTACGCCCGATTCGGTGACGGTCAAATCGACCGCGATCAAGTTGGTCGCAGCGGTGGAAATCGACGGCACGTTACACGTCACGCAGGACATCACTGGTGGCGCCTCGATCCTCGCTGCAGGATCCAGCGACAACCATCACACGCACTAATCAACAACCCATCCAGCCCGCCCAGTGCGGGTTTTTTATGCCTGGAGAAAACATGGCCAAGACCCCCGAACAGCCTGCCGCCGATCAGTCGCCGGCGGATCTGCTGCTGACCTTTCGCGACAAGGTTTATACGTCGCGCACCCTGATCATCCCTGACAGCGCTCGCACGCTGTTGGTGGCCAAGGGGCATGTCGAAGTGTCCGTTTCCGATGAGCAGGCCGTCGCGTACCTGAAGGCCCATCCCGAGCTTGAGCCACTGAAGGAGTGATGTAGATGATCGGAATGGATCGCCACACCGGCCAGCCCATTTCCGGCATCGAGCATCTGCGCCAGTCCATGGGCGACATCCTGGGCACGTCACTGGGCAGCCGCCGGCACCGGCCGGAGTACGGCAGCAAGGTCCGCTCCTATGTGGACTTGCCCGTCAATGAGGGCTGGAAAAGCTCCGTGCAAGCGGAAGCCATCCGCGCTCTGGAACGCTGGGAGCCGCGGCTGAAACTGGAGCGTGTGCGCGTGCTGTCGGTGCTGCGCGGGCAAATCAATCTGAGCATTGCCGGCGACTACCTCGGTGACAGCTTTCTTGTGGAGGTCAGCGTATGAGTCTGCTGGATCTGTCGGCCCTGCCGGCGCCGGATGTGCTGGAGCCTCTGGACTTTGAGGCGACCTATGAGGAAGGGCTGGGCGTCTTTCGCGGCTACATGGGTAACAACTGGACCGCGACGCTGGAAAGTGACCCGGTCACCAAAGTGATCGAGGTCGGGGCGTACATCAAGGTCGGGAACCGCGCCCGGGTCAACGACGGCGCCAAGGCGCTGTTACTGGCCCATGCCATTGGCAGCGACCTCGACCAGTTGGGGGCTAATTACAATCTGAAGCGCCTGGTGATTCAGGCCGAGGATCTGACAGCGGTGCCGCCGGTACCGGAAATCAAGGAAAAGGACGATCCGTTTCGCGAGCGCATCCAGTTGGCGTTTGAGGGACTGACCACGGCCGGCCCGCGTAACAGCTACATCCTGCATTCACGTAACGCGTCGGGGTTGGTGGCGGATGCCACGGCGGAAAGCCCGGCGCCGTGCTGCGTTACGGTAACGGTACTGAGTTCGGAAGGGGAAGGCGAGGCCGGCCCTGAGCTATTGGCCATCGTGGACGCGGCGCTGAATGATGAAGATGTGCGGCCGTTGACCGACTGGGTGACGGTGCAGAGTGCGGAGATTATCCGCTACCGCATCGACGCCATTTTGCACATGAGCAGTGCCGGGCCTGAGGGGGATGCCAGCTTGGCCGAGGCCATCAAGCGACTGGCCGCCTGGATCAACCCGCGCAAGCGGTTGGGGGTTGAGGTGGCGCGATCGGCGATTGACGCTCAGTTGCACGTTGCCGGCGTTTCCCGGGTTGAGCTGCCCGGATGGGTCGACCTGGCCCCAACCAAGGCGCAGGCGGCCTGGTGCTTCAACTATGACGTGAAGATGGCGGGCGCGACATGAGGAGTCTGCTGCCCAGCAATAGCACGCAACTGGAGCGCGCCCTGGAGGCGACGTTTTACGAGCGCACGATTGTCCCGCTGCGCACGCTCTACAACGCCGATACCTGCCCGGTGCATCTGCTGCCCCATCTGGCGTGGGCGTGGTCGGTGGATCGCTGGGATTATCGCTGGCCCGAAGCGACCAAGCGCGCCGCCATTAAGGCGTCGTATTACATCCATGCTCACAAGGGCACCATCGGCGCTTTGCGTCGGGTGGTCGAGCCCCTGGGCTACCTGATTGAAATCGTCGAGTGGTTCAATACGGTGCCCAAAGGCGAGCCGGGCACCTTCGCGCTGAAGGTCGGCGTTTTGGATACCGGGATCACCGAAGAAATGTATCAGGAGCTGGAGCGCCTGATCGACGACGCCAAGCCGGTCACTCGGCACCTGACCGGGCTGGCGATCAGCCTCGAAACCCAAGGCAATCTGAACATCAGTGTCGCCCTGTACGAAGGCGACGAAATCGACGTTTACCCGCCGGTGATGCGTGACATCGAGGTCACGGGCCGCTTCGGCGTGGTGGGGCGCGAACACTCCATAGACACCCTGGATGTTTACCATGATTGATGCGAACTCGCAGTTTTTCGCCATCCTCACGAACGTGGGGACGGTGAAGCAGGCGAACGCCGACGCACTCGGCATTCCCTGGAAGATCACCGAAATGGGCGTGGGCGACGCCAACAACACCGACCCGATCCCCAACGCCTCGCAAACCACGCTGATCAACGAATGGCGGCGCCGGCCGTTGAACCAACTCAAGATCGACCCGGTCAACCCGGCGGTGCTGATCGCCGAGCAGATTATCCCGGCGGATGAAGGCGGGAAGTGGATTCGCGAAATCGGTCTGTACGATGCGGACGGGGATCTGGTGGCGGTGGCCAACTGCGCGCCGAGCTTCAAACCGATCCTGTCGCAGGGCTCAGGCCGCACGCAGATTGTGCGGATGAACTTCATCGTCACCAGCACCGGCAACATCACGCTCAAGATCGATCCGGCAATTGTGCTGGCCTCGCGCGCCTACGTCGACGCGGCCATTCTGGAAGTGCTGCCGAAGAACAAGACGCCCGGCGAATGGACCCGGGTCAAGACCAACGATCGGGGGATTGTGGTCTCGGGTGACAACCCGAGCACGTTGGCCGGGATGGGCATTACCGACAGCTACACCAAGGCCCAAGTCGAGGCGATGATTGCCCAGGCCTCGGCGTTGCCGGTGGGGACACAGGTCTCATTTCCGGTGAATAAGGTTCCGCCTGGGTTTCTGGAGATTGATGGCAGCGTCAAGAGTATTGCGGCCTATCCAGATCTGGCGGCGTTTTTGGGGACTGACTTCAACAAGGGCGATGAGGGCGCCGGTAACTTCCGCCTGCCGGAATCGCGGGGCGAGTTCCTGCGTGGCTGGGACCATGGGCGGGGTGTCGACGTAGGTCGAGCGATTGGCAGTTGGCAGGCCGACGACAACAAGGCTCACAGTCATACGACCAACTACGATGAGGTCGTCGATACATTTCAGTCAGGCACCGTTTCGCGGCTATATGTTCAGCAATTCGGCTCAAACAATAACGTCGCGACCAATTCGTCAGGTGGCGCCGAGGCGCGCCCACGCAACTTGGCGGTCATGTGGTGCATCAAGGCCTGGAACGCGCCGATCAATCAGGGAAACATTGATATCGCTGCGCTGGCCGCCCTTGCCGCTCAAGCGACCGAGCTGAATCAAGGCACGGCGAAAATCGCGACGCAGCCGCT